TAAAATCAATATCAGACCATTCCAGCCCCAATAATTCCCCTCGTCTTAATCCAGTATAAGCAAGCGTATGCCATGCAGTATATAGGACAGGTCTGGCATCTTTTTTAGCAAGCGTGAGAAATTGGTTTAATTCTTCTTTGGTTAATGCTATTTTCTCTTTTCGTGGCTTTTGCTGTTTTGGTCTTATGATCCTATCTACTGGATTAGTCTGGATAATATCGAGATGCACAGCATACTTAAATACCCTGTTGATGATTGACAGATAGTTTAAATAAGTCACATACTTCTTACTTAGCTCTATGACTATCTTCTGCATCATGGCCACGGACACACTCTCTATTCGGATATCTTTAAAATGATGTTCTATGATAGCATTGAGATAATTCTTCGTATTCTGGTATGTCGTAGGCTTCACAGTCGTTTCATAGCTCTCTAGCCATAAATCAGCTACTTCTTTAAATGTCGGCTTGCTGGTGTGGTCTGTAAATCCATTTTCTTCCACAGCTAGCAGTAGCTCCCGTTCTGCTTTCTTGGCTTCCTTCTGCGTTTTAAAACCTCTACGGGTCGTGCGCCTTTGTTTGCCTGTAAATGGATCAACTCCTAAATATGCTTGGAGCATATAGCGAGTTTCCCCGTCTTTTGTTAAGTATTTCTTAATCATAGTTTTTACCTACAATAAACTAAAAATAAACTGCAGTAGTGGGATCAGTAACAATATGATGATGATTAGACAGCCTAAACTGCTTACAGCTTGACCACATCCTTGCATGACTTCACCAGCACCCACAAGGGCATTCCCTACTTGTGTTGCTTTGCTGTTTTCTACATGACTTTCGTAGTCGTAGAAAATCTGCTTTACTTCGTCTGGATCAAACCGAAAACCACACTTAGGGCATCGTTGCGTGTGGAATGTTAAGATGATGTCGTTCTTGCAATGCTCACATTTTAATTTCAATCTTGCTTGTTCTAAGTCCATAGTTTTAACCTACCAATCTATAAAATTCGTCAATGACCATCAATTCATCAGTGGTCGTTTTTAATTTGTGTCGTTCCATAAAGTTTAAGTAGTTGAAATCTTCCTTGTCTATCTGGTTTAATTCCTCTCTCAATAATTCATGTATCATGGCCCTGTTAGCCTCATTCTCGCATTTAATTGGGTTGATAGTATAATTAGCCTCGGTATGGTTTAAGTGTCCTAATTCGTGTAGTATAACTCTTTCTTGGGCTTCCCTAGTTAGTGATTTATTAACAAAGATAATCTTCAAATCTGAGATTATCATACCATGTCGAGGCCATAAGTCATTGTCAAAATAAGCCAGTGTGACACCAGCATTATCGCAGATCTCTTCGATGCTCATAGTCGTCCTTGTAAGTATATTTCTATAATATTCTGTATTGCTTGTATGTCATTTTCGTTCAATGGCTTACCGTCAAACGTTTTTGCGTTTTCTGCCATCTTGCGTAAGTCGGTTTCGGTGTATCCAGCGGTGGTGGTGGTGCTGGAAGTATCACGCTCCCGTGGTACATCATACCCCATTAACCACGCTTCTGATACATTAAAAGTCAATGCAAGCAAAGCCAACTTCTTTTGGTCTGGAGCTTGTACGCCATTCACATATTGAGACAACGCACTTTTTCCAAGTTTAACACCTAATTCTTCTTGGAAAGGCTTCGAATTATTAATTATATCTACTTGCTTCCATTGTTTTTCTTGCATTAATTCTCGGATTCTGTCCGCAGTTTCAAATTTTCTCATGATCTTTACTCCTTATTTCTACTATAGTATAACACAAAATATGAAAATAAAAAATAAAAAAGTTCAAAAAAAATGAAAAAAATTGTTGACAAAGTTCATGGCGCATGATATACTTTAACCATGATCAAAGTTCATAACACATGAACAAGAAAGGAGTGGTAAAATGAGCAACGACTATTCAATGCTTTTAGGTAAAATCACAGAGAAGTTTGGAACGCAAGCCAACTTCGCTGAGGCTATGGGAATGTCAGAACGCAGTATCTCGCTGAAATTGAATAATCGAACATCTTGGAAAGATAGTGAGATTTCAAAGGCAGTTGAGATCCTCGGAGTAAATCCAGAAGATATCCCCTCTTATTTTTTTAAATACAAAGTTCATGCTTTATGAACATAAAAAAGCGCCCCACAGAGTGGAACGCTCAGACAAATTTAACTACTTTGATTATACCACAGAAAGACGAGGTGGGCAATGATTGAAGAACTAATCAAAGAACAGATCAGAGAAATTTATCTCGAAGCGAAAGAACAAGCCAAGAAAGAATTATTGCCAGTAAGCCAAGCAGAACTCCAAGAAATGTTTGGTTTTAGCAATGAATATCTGAAGCGCTTGAAACGCAAAGGCTTGAAGTTTCGCAAACAAGGGAAATACATCATGTACGATCTGAATGATGTACATGAGATTTTAGAACTAGAAAAGGAAATACAAAATGTATAACGATATTTTAGCTTGTATGACAATCGCAGGAACATTCTTCGCAGCAGGCTTCGCAGGGGCGGTTTGGGATTTCAAACGTGCGCAACGGAAGAAAGCACGACTAGCTAAACAGGAAGCTATCATGCAACAGTACGAAGAGGATTTACAAGATAAATTCGATGAGGGATACCAAGCATTTCAAAATGATCTAGCTTATGCACGCAAACATTCTCACTCTGATAACGACTGGAGTATGGCGGATGTTCTTTAGGAAAGCAAAACGAATCAAAGAGCTTGAATCTCTATTAAAAATCTATGAGAGGAGAGACATCGAACATACGAATGTCTTACGGGTGCTATTAAATGGACGAAAACGAAGAAAATGAAATCGACTACAACGATCCAGACTTATGGCATTGGTATGGATCGGGCAGACGCTATATAGGCGATGATGATGAGGTATAACAATGAGATTTTACGTTAACATGAAATACGAGCTAGTCTGCACTCCAGACTATCACGATAAATTTGGGAATGTCACAGCAGATTCACTACTAATTAACACAGGTACGTATACCGATATGCTAGAAGAAGAAATCAACCTTGCAGTTAGTGAAGTTTTAAAACGATATAGACACACGATACCTAAAGAATTAGTAGAAGAACTCTTTAAAGAACGCAAGAGACAAGTAAGAATGATGTGCGACACCAGCGCTATTCTTAGTGAGTATATGGACGGAGGAAAGATGAATGAAAATCACACAAGCAACGAAGATAACGAATGACGATGCCTGTTATTTAATCTATGGAAATCCTGGATTTGGTAAGACCAGCGCTATTAAATACATCGATGGTAAGACACTAGTCATTAATATTGACAAGTCAGCTAAGGTTTTGGCAGGGTGCGATAATATCGACATCGCAGATGTTGATACGCATAAGATTTGGGACGAATGGTTATCAGTCGTTAAAGAGTTACTTAACGGGGCTGGTGAACCATACGACACAATCGTAGTTGATAACGTTTCAGAGTTATTCCGTGCGTGTCTTGCAAACCTTGGACGTGATGGTAAGAACCATCGAGTACCATCGCAAGCAGATTACCAACGGGTGGATTTCACTATCTTAGATAGTTTACGTGCATTACTCCAGCTTAAAAAACGGATCGTATTCACAGCGTGGGAAACATCAGACCAATGGACAGACGAGAATGGCATGATCTACAATCGAGCAATGCCAGATATTCGCTCTAAAATTTTGAATAACTTTCTTGGTTTAACAGACGTGGTAGCCCGTCTGGTTAAAAAGACCACAGATGATGGCGAAGAAGTACGAGGCTTTATCTTGCAACCATCAGCCAGCGTATACGCTAAAAATCGTCTGGACAACCGAAAAGGTTGCAAGGTTGAGGAGTTGTTTAAAGGAGGTGATGAATAGTGGTGTTTGAATTACGTGATTATCAAAAAGAATTAATCATGGATATTAAAAAATCGATGATTGATGGAAACAAAAAAATCATGGTTCAATCACCTCCGTAAATCACGATCTGGTAAGACAGTTGTGATGTCGCACATAGCGAAGAACGCAACAGATAAACAGAAACACGTACTATTTTTTAGTCATCGAAAAGAAATAAACGAGCAGGTAGAAGAAACCTTTAAACGTGGTGAAGTCAATCTCGATTATGTAACCATCGGTACAGTCGGTAGTCTAGTCCGAAAACTGGACACCCTCCCGAATTTCGATGTGGTATTAGTCGATGAAGCCCACCACATAAAAGCCAAACAATATCAAACGATATTGAAATATTTCAAAGATGCTACTCAATTATTTTTTACAGGAACACCAATACGATTAGACGGGGCTGGGTTCGATGATCTAGCAGATGATCTAGTGATCGGTAAATCCATTCGGTGGCTACAGAAACACAGAAACATATCTGAATTTGATTACTATTCTATCAATCTCCTCGATCTGAAGAAATTAAGAAAACGATCTGGAGAGTTTACTAACAGCTCTATAGATGATGCGCTTGATTTCAAAGGGGAATATGGCGACTTCATCGACCATTACAAGAGGTTGGCAGATGGTAAACAAGCTATCGTATATGTCCACAGCGTGGCATACGCTGAAAAAGTCGCAGAACGATTTAATAATAATGGTTATCGTGCAGTAGTTGTTACAGGTCAGACAGATAAAAAGGTGCGTGAAGAATATATGCTAGCCTTTAGAAACGGTGAAATAACCATCATGGTCAACGTCAATCTATTCACTGAGGGAATCGACTTACCAAACGTAGATGTCTGTATCATGTTACGACCAACGGCATCACTATCACTATACTTACAATTCGCAATGCGACCACTTAACCCCAGAGAGGGGAAGCGAGCGATTTTAATCGACCACGTAGGCAATCATCTTAGACATGGTTTACCAAACAATGATCGAGATTGGACACTAGCTGGAATTTCGAAAACAAAAAAAACAGCAGAGAAATCTCCAAAAACTTGTGAACAATGTTTTGCAACGTTTTGGAGAGAGCAGATGAAAGATAATTGCTGTCCATATTGTGGAGCAGTTATCATTCAACCCAAAATCATCATAAATCTGGACGATAAACGCTCAGAAATTGAGCTTACAAAAATAGACCAAGAAATGGTATTCATCAATGTTAACGGTGAAGAAATTGAGGTCAAAAAAGAAGAAGCAATGGTATATTGTCGTGTCAAAAAATATGGAAAACAATATACCAAATGCCAGAACCTAGCCGAATTAAAAGCGTTCCGAAATTTGAAAGGATACGCAAACGGCTGGTTATGGTTTCAACAAAAAAGGTTAAATATTTGGAGGTAACTTATTATGTCACTATTTTCAGTAAATTATGAAGCAGCAGAACAATTCGCATCTATCACAGATGGAACGTATGAGGTATTCGTCTCACAGGCGGATCAGAACGCAAGCAAGAACGGCACAGATTTCTTGGACATCCGCCTTAAAATTCGTGATGACTTTCAGCAGAAATTCCGCAATAACCTAATCTTTGATAAGATTTGGATCGACAAAGAAACACTACAATACCCAACATGGGCGCTCCAACGTTATGCCAAAGCAGTTAAAATTCCAGAGGGAATTGAGGTTAATTCTATCGATCAATTCCTTGATCTGATCCGTGGTAAGTCTTTGAAAGTAACGGTTAAGAACGTTACATCAGAATACAACGGTCAGACTTACGATAATCTGAACGTAACGAAGATGGAACAATCAGAATTACCACCATTCGCTGGGGCTGTATCGTCTGAACCAATGAAAATTAACGACGATGAATTAGATTTGCCATTCTAAGATTATGGTAGGAATGGTAGATTATGCGCTGAACTATCAAGCAAACGGTTTTTCTGTCATTCCTATCGATAAGCGTAGTAAGCGTGCTATCACTAAATTTAAAGATAGCACATTTACCGCTGATGATATCAGACGGTTTTGGCATGAACAACCAGATGCGAATATAGCGCTTAGAACAGTAGATTTCTTTGTCATTGATATCGATATCACTAAAACCGAAAATGGCTACCAGTCGTTAAATGATTGGGAGTTGTCGCAATACATACCAGAAACTTTGAGAGTGACCACACCAAGCGGTGGAGAGCATATCTATCTGAAGAAACCGCAAGGGGTTGAAATTAGTCAAGATATACGGATCAAAGCTGGTATAGATATCAAAGCAAACAAAAATAATTATATTTTAGTACCACCAAGCAATAATTCTAAAGGTCAGTATAAGTGGAAGAATAGGCACCCTATCGCTGAATGTCCACCAGAGATTTTAGAAATTTTAAAAACTGAAAAGAAAAAATCTAAGGTGAATTTCACAACGGATTATCAGAAAGGTGAGTATTCAAGCAAAACAGCAAAACTCTTCGAACAGGTTGTATATGGATTAGGTGACAAAGGTGGTAGGAATAACGCTCTTGCAAGTTTTATCGGTGGTCTGCTTCTTCGTGGAGTGGAAGTAGACGCAATCTATATGCTCGCAAAACTAGCAAACCACTATACACCCGAAAGTCTACCTCAAAGCGAATTAGACCGAACGTTTGAAAGTATGCTTAGAAAGGATATGGATGGATCTTGAATTATTAAAACAACAGTACCGTGAGAAGCAACAGCAACGGCATCTCATCGAAATCATCGAGAAACCAAACGACTGGCGAGAAATTCGGTTAGCGTGTCGTGATTATCGTGAACGCTGGCTGGAAGAACATAAAAACGATTATGATCCAGTCACCAACACAGTAACCCCAAAGAAGAACCCACCCACGCGCCTCACTGAGTTAGCAGTGGCGCAAGGAATGGAAGAAATACTTTACATCGTTAATCTATCAAATGACCGTGTGGCAGTCTATGATCCAGATCACGGGTATTATCACAAAGACCCTAGCTATGCTTATAAGATCATTCGATTGTTAGAACCGAATTTCAGTGAGGCACGAGCCAAGAACGTACTCTTTATGCTCGCAGCGACCCCACGGGTTAACCAGCATGAACACTTCTCATGCAATTTCTCGACAGGGGAATACAAAGACCCTAAACGTTTTATCTTAGTAAAAAACGGTATTTACGATAAACAAAGAAAGATCCTCACAGGATTTACACACGAGTTTGTAGCATTCTCAACTATTGCGACTGAATATAACCATTTTGCAAAATCTCCAACGATTGACGGTTGGAACGTAGATGATTGGTTATTGGATCTGATGAGTGGAGATAAAGAGCTGGTAAAACTGATCTGGCAAGTCATTTCTGCAAGTCTAAATGGTAACTACTCATACCGCAAATCGATCTGGTTTGTCGGTGAGGGTAACGATGGTAAAGGGACAGTCCAGCAGTTGATAACTAATGTGGTCGGGATGAAAAACGTGGCTAGTCTAAAAATCAATCAATTTGCAGAACGTTTCTCACTCTCAATGATTGAGGGGAAAACAGTTGTGATTGGTGATGATGTCCAAGCTGGAATATACGTAGATGAATCATCAAACTTTAACAGCGTGGTAACGGGTGAACCCGTACTGGTTGAAGAAAAAAATAAACAGCCATACACCACGGTATTTAAGAAAACGGTGATCCAGTCAACGAATGAACTCCCACGGTTTAAAAACAAAACCAACGGGACATACAGACGGTTTGCAATCATTCCATTCAAGAAATCATTCTCCAGCGAGGATGACAACTGGGCAATCAAAGATGATTACATCTACCGTGAGGAAGTTTTGGAATACGTGTTAAAGAAAGCCTTAGAAATTTCATTTGATCGGTTCATCGAACCGAAAGCATCGCTTGAAGCCCTCGAAGATTTCAAAGAATCAAACGACACAGTTAAAGCGTTCGTTATGGAGTGGTTCAATAAATTCGAATCCACCCGCCTCCCGTCAAGGTATTTGTGGTGGTTGTATCAAGAATGGTGCAAGGATGAAGGAGTAACGAAGCTGACTAAAAGGAAGTTTGAAATTCAACTGGCTAAAAACATTCCAGATGGTTGGGTGAAGAAGAAAATTAAGCCTTTAGGAAAATTTATTCCGTCGGTTGATGTTCCAAAGCACTATATCGGTTTTATTTGGGCAGATGAAGAAAGTCAGATTCCAACAATGGGTTATGAAAAAGGTTCCTGAGTTCCCGTTTGGTTCCATTAAAAAATGGAGAACGGGAACCACCTTAACCCCTTGTGGTTCTAGTGTTTAGGGTATATTGGTTCCACTGTTCCATTACTATTCTATTGAAATAATAATAAATAAAATAATAAAAATATATATAAATAGAAACGGGTACTGCTACGGGAACTTTTTACCAAAAATACGACCTAAACCCTTGATAATACTGAGTTTCTGGTGGTTCCATTAATCGGAACCACTACGGGAACTTTTGGAGGATATTGTGAAAACTGAACATACTATACAAAATGAAATACGGGTGGCCTTAACCGAAAATGGCTATACGGTATTTCGGGCAAATGTCGGAAAAGTAAAAACCGCAGATGGCAGATGGTTTGATACGGGATTACCGAAAGGCCATCCAGATTTATACGGTTTTAGACCCGATGGGAAAATATTTTACATCGAAGTAAAAAACGCAAACGGTCGAGCGAGACCAGAACAGAAACAATTTATCAAAACAGTTAAAGCGCGTGGCGCACTTGCAGGTATTGCACGTAGCGTAGAAGATGCGCTGGCAATCGTAAAGGAGACAAACCATGAATAAAAAAATCATTTTAGCAACAGTCGCAACAATCGCAGCAGCCGGAGCGGTACAAGGAGTATATGCGGATGAAGTACAAGGAGCAACTACAACAGGAGATGGCGCAAGCGCAGTTACAACTGCAGGAACTGGACAAAACGGAACAGAAAAAAATGAAGCAACGCAGGCTGATAAACAACCAACTGCTAAAACTACAAATGCAGAAGCAGGAAGCGAAAGCAACAATCCAGACCAATCGGGAAATGCTACACAATTTACAAAAGATGGGACCGATATTCAAGTAACCAATCCAGAGGTAGAAATCGACCAATCAAAAGGCACAGGGAAGTACCAAGGCTTTACGGTTGAGTATAAAAACGTGCATTTTCCAGATGATATGACGATTAACGAGGGCGATAAGGTTAAATTTACACTCCCCGAAGAAGTGAAATTCCAGACTAACTTTGACTTTGACGTATACAATCCCGAAAAACAAGTGGTTGGTAAAGCTACTACAGATACAGCAAGCAATACAGTTACTACTGTATTTAACAACTACTTCAAAGATCATCCACTTAATAAGCAGATGAGCCTCAAGCTGGATGCTATATGGACTGACAAAGTAGAATCGGGTAAACCAGTAACAGCTAACTTTAACGGTACGCTAGTTACTGCACAAATTGGGGCGGAGCAGGTTATTGGTAAAGACGAACTCATCTCGAAATGGGGAAGTCAAGACGAAAAAGACCCAACCATCATTAATTGGACTGCTCGTGTGAACTATGCTAAACGTGTGTTGAACTATGTAACTATCATCGATGAGATGAGCGAGAATCAAAAGTTGGTAGATGATTATTTTGAAATCAAGAACATTGAAAGTGTAGATCCGTGGATTGATAAAGGATCAGCTATGGATTTAGTAAAATCAATTAGCAAGTCTGAACATGGATTTACAATCAAGATGGATCGTCTTGATCGTATGATTTATGTTAACTACAAAACTAAATTGACTAACACGGTTAAAGATAGCGTGAACCCAACCAATAAGATTGAGTTAAAAGCTGAATCTGACGGTGCTGTTTCATATAGTTATGTACAGTTGGTCGGAGGTCGTGGTGATGCCAGCGGTGAGAATAAACCAGTATGGGAAATTCCAAATGACGCTCCGAAATACGAGAAACCATCTATCGACTTAAACGATATTCCTCTTATGCCTCCTGCTCCGATTGTAGAAATTCCAGAGTGGAAAGGTGGAACGATTCCATTTGATGCACCTCAACTCGATAAGCCAGAGTGGTCTGGAGGAGTTGTACCATTTGACGCTCCGATTTTGGATAAACCAGAAATCAATATCGAAGATATTCCATTGTTACCACCAGCTCCAGTTTTGGACAAACCAGAGCTTATTATCGACTTACCAAAACCAAACACACCTACAGTTACGATAGATAAACCTAGCATTCCCGTTGAAATCAATTCTAAGCCGTCTAAAACGACCGTAGAGCCTCAGAAAGAGCAAGTGAATGTTATTTATCAACCGACTAAAACAAACGCTCACACGCTCCCTAATACGGGCACAGAAAGCAGTCTTGTATTATCATTCGCTGGTATGTTTATCTTGGGTGGTATGGCACGGATTGCATTAAAGCATGAGGGTGAATAATGTCGCTGATAGATCAATTCTTTGAGGAATATGACAACCTCATGAAAAGATACGGTGGTGTTAGTAATTTCTTTACTATCCTTGGCGATAAACGTGTGAGTGGATATATCAACCGCTCACGTAGAGATGGCACGATGCCACCGCCTACGCAATTAAAACGCTTTGAGAATTACATGGATAACCAATTCTTATTAGAGTGTATGCAATATTACGGTGATAACTATCCAGAGAAGATGACCATTAAGATGGACATGGCATTAGATGAATTTCTTATCAAACATCGCCCGAAAGGCAGACGAAAGAAACGTGAATTATCCGTACAGTTAACGCTAGAGCGAGCATGGGCGCTAGGTGCTTAATGTAAGACTGGCAGATTGTAACAGGTCTGTCAGTCATACCTCACAAACTATAAAATAAGACACTGATACCGAAGCGAGTGGGGCGCTTCAAACTGAATCGTGATAAAACTACTGGTTTTATGCCTTAACACACGATTCAAAATTGTATATCAACCTATAAATAAATAAAGGAGAGTCCTTTCTTTAAGAATTTACATACACGGAATCTGATATACGTTCCAAACGATCAACACAAAATACCATGGCATGGTAATGATGATAGTTCAGAGCAGTGTTGTTGATCCACTGCGGGTTATGACGGTCGAGGGTTGGAAGCCTCGGAAGGTTCGACTCCTTCTATGGCCTTTAGGACGGGTGCATAGTTTTTTGTTACATTTTTTACTGCTATCGACCCGTCCCGATAGCTGGCCAGTTGTAGACTCCTTTAGATGGTGCGACCCCATTCACTGGCCATTGCTCACTATAAAATTAGAAAGGCCCTCTAATCTAGTTTTTCTGAAAAAGGGGAGCAGAGCAACTCCCCTATTTTAGTAAAGTAGATAGAGATTATTATGGATATTGATTTAATCAAGCGATCAATTCGACTGGATCGACAGCGACTACAAGACACGAGTAGCGATCTGCTCATACAAAAAAACATTGGTAAAACAGCAGTGATTGGACGATCACGAGCAATCAAAGAAAGGATTAATAAAAAGTTTATGGAATTAGAACACGAATTAGTAACGTTAACCAAGAAATGGTTTATTGACCGGGATATCACGCAGGGAGATGTTTTTAAACAGACGCTCAAGCTATTCGAGGAGATGGGCGAGTTATGCGCTGGGTATGCCAAACAAAAAGAACAGCTCACGAAGGACAGCATCGGAGATTGTGCCGTGGTTGTCGTGGGTCTTGCAATGATGATTGAACTTGATCCGGTTGAGATCATGACTAAAGCAGTAGAAGCGAGAAAGGGCGATATTAAAGACTGCTTCGAGTTGATGATTGACAATGCCAGCGAATTTCAGTTTTCGCGCAAGTTAGAAGTTAAAATAAACGCTAAGTTTAACCTTTTGAGAATCGTAAGCTATTTAAAAGCTATCGCGCATAAATTAGGTTATGACTTCGTGGATTGTTTTGAACTAGCTTACAACGAAATCAAAGACCGGAAGGGTCGCTGGGTCGAGGGGAGCTTCGTAAAAGAGGAGGACTTGGAAAGTGAACCGGATTAAGGAATTAAGAAAACAACGTAAGCTAAGCCAGAAGACCTTGTCTGAAAAGATTGGTGTAAATATTAGAACTGTACAACGTTGGGAACGTGGAGAGGGTGTGATGAAACCTCCAACAGCAGAGGGTGTAGCAAATTTCTTTGGAGTTAGTGCTGGGTATCTTTTGGGGTATTCACAAAAGCCGGACATTCCAGAGAAAGAAGGACTACAACTTTCAAAGTGCCAACAGTACCTACTGAAATTAATTAGCATTAAAGCATCTTTGCTACGCGAACAAGAAGAGATAAGTGCGCAAGACTTGAGCAATATTAAGAAAGAAGCCAGAAGCTTATATGAGGATCTGGTATGGATGCAATTTGAAGCAGAAGAAAGAGAAGGTTAATAATGGATAAACAAGAGTTGATTGAGTATTGTGAGTCTTTGAAAAGCAATTTAAATAAGTTTATAAACGGAATTGATGTAAATAAGATTATCAAAATGATCAAACAACTAGACGAACCGCAAAAAGTAACAGTACCGCAGTTTGTGGCGGACTATATCGATTTTAAAAAAACATACGATTTTCATGTTTATGGAGCGATGAGAGAGATTGAAAATCATTACGATAAGAGAGTACCTGAGTGGTTTTATGAAAATAATATCGAAACATTCGTTCGAGCTTGGCTTGACGGATACGAGGTCGAGGAAGAGAAGAAATTTGCAGTCAAGTTAACAAAGACACAGCAATACTTATATTGCATAGATAATGACTTTACTTTTGTAACCTATGTTAGACCAGATGACAATCCCCGACTTTATCACACCCGCAAAGAGCTTGAACAAGCTGGCTTTGGATGGATTTTTTCTTGTGAAGGAATAGAGGTGGAAGAAGTTGAATGAAGAATGGAAGACGATTTTAGAGGCTCCAGACTATGAAGTATCTAATACTGGAGAAATTAGAAATAAAAAAACAAAAAATAGCGTAAAGACAAGAATTGTGAAACGTTTTGGATACGTGTTAGTAAATCTTCAAGTCGGAATAAAAGGAGAGAGAAGGGGAAGGAGTTTTAGGGTTCATAGGTTGGTTGCCAAAGCATTTATCCCCAACCCAGATAATTTACCACAAATTGATCATGTAAATGGTATTAAGACAGATAATAGAGTAGAGAATTTGGAGTGGGTAACAGGTAAAGAAAATACAGCAAGAGCCTTTAAAAAAGGTTTAGCTAAGATATCTAGCAGTGAACATATGAAAGCTATGACAGACAAAACAAAGAGGGCGTGCATAATTGTAGATGCTTTAGAAAATAAAAAATATTTTTTCAACACACGAAGAGAAGCTAGTTTTTTCTTTGGCAAAAGCTATTCTTGGGCGACAACTTTGATAAAAACTGGCGTAGGAAGTAAAGGAAGATATTATGGATATGATGTTTGACAACTGGGTGTTTGATTGTGATGGTATGGAAGTTAAGGAGGTGCAAGGTGATTCCAAGATTTAGAGGGTTATCCATTGACGAAAACAGCAAAGGTAAAATGCAATATGGTTATTTGATTGTAGATGATAACCAAGCTTTTATTATTAATGAAGTGGTAGAAGCTAATGAACAATATATCACTATTGGATCTTGGTGTCCTATAGATTTAAAAACAGTAGGACAATCCACAGGAGTCAAAGATAAAAATGACAAGGAAATCTTCAAGGGGGATATTTTAGCACTTGAAACTGATGAGGAATTGATTAATGTGGAGGTGTTCTGGGATGAAAAACATACATTATTTATGGTTGCGTCAAAGAAATACCATGAAAAAGCACCACTAGCAGAACTACTAGATTATAATTCGTATCCGTTTAAAATCATCGGCAACATTTACGAAAATCCTGAATTGTTGGAGGTAACAGAATGAGTTATGATTTGGAAATATTAGCAAAAATAGAAAATGGAGATTATATTTGCATTGCAGAACCCAAATATAGTTCTCCAACCTACAATCTTGGAAGAATGTTCAGAGTTGCCATGAATTGGGATTTTAACCAAAACACAACATACAATGTTGCTGACATTTTAGATAATATCTCCCGTGGTATATCTGAGTTAGAATGGTATCCAGAGAAGTATACTCAGTATGAACCTGAAAACAAATGGGGGACAGTCAGCGGAGCATTGGAAGTTTTGAAGTCGTTGAAAGAGTGTATTTTAGAACAGGATATTGATACGAATTATTTATATATGAGGTGGTAATATGAAACGACCAAACAGATACCCATATACAAAGAACCAATGGGAAGAAGAAACAACACTAGTATGTTGTGGTGATGACCACCTTAAACTAAGAACAGAGTGTAATAGAATTACAGGCGAGGTGAAGAAATGAATTACAAAGTAACAGCAAACGGTAAAGAAATAGAGTATGGTGCATTAGTTGAAAAATCACGTTTTTCAGCCGAAGAATGGTCTGCCATTTATGCTGAGATCGTTAAACAAAATCAACCAGAAGTTTTTGAACGTAAAAAGTTAGACAGTGATTACATCGATGCATTTGGTGCTCTAATTGCTCTTGAAGAACGTTATGAAGCGTTGCTTGAATTGTTGCCGCAGGATGAGTTCTCTTACGCTGGCACACATCCAAAATGGGTAGCTGATGCAGTCGCAGAAAATACCTTAAACAAGTCGGATGTGATCTGTGATGTATCTGATATGATTGAAAGATGCGGAAATATAGAAGAATTAAAAAATGAACTAATAGAGTATTTCGGAGTAGACCAATGACCCTACAAAACTTTATATATCTACTATTTGCAGCAGTCTGGCTCTCTGGTCTGATATGGGCTGGTGTGATTGCTTTTAAAAACAGGAGTGAAAATGATGATTGGGGACGAAAGAATGGTAGAAGTTAACTGTAGGAAGTATGAAACTCTCACAATAGGCCTCGAAGATGATAATTGGGAGTATTTAAAAAACGGTGGGGAGCTTCTATTTCCTTACAAGAAAATTAATCGAGTAATCGTGCTGAAACATAGATAAGGAGGAAATGATGAATAGAATATTTTACACAATCCTCGCATCAGTATCGCTGGTGTTTATGATCGTGTGCATTAATCTCAACGCACGGATCGAAAGTCTTAATAAACGTGTGAGCGATCTGGAATGGACGGTACAAGAGCATGAACTGTCTATCCAGCGGTTGGCAGAGAAGAATAATGCGCAAGATGTGATTTTAAATAAATTAAACAGTGAGTATCAGATGCGTGAGAGACAACGGGCGGAAGAGCTGAAAGAAGTGGCAGATTTGAATGGAGTTGGTGGATAATATGATTAGAGCGAAATTATTTAAAGACAAAGACAAGGTAAGTGATAAGTATTATGATGTTGCTGAAAGAGTAGAAGATTTTATCAATGACAATTCGATCAATGATGTGATTAGTGTTGTTAAAATTGCAGACGCAGACCGTGTACTACTTGGTGGTGCTAAACTTACTTATGCTACCGATATACTACTTATCTATCGTGAGGGTGACGAATGAACATAGCAAGTAGACTATCTGCATTAAAGTATATTGATATTAAAATCAAATCCAAACGGCAGGAGATCGAAAACCTCAAGTCTGCTATTTTAAAGGGGCAGGTATATTCTGATGAACCAAAGGGGAGCAAGCGTGGAAATGCTACGGAAGATTTAAATATTAAAATCATAGACGGGGCTGAAAAGATTCGTGCTGAGATTAATCAGCTCATGGAAGAACGCACGCGCCTTATTAATGCCATAGAAGATTTAGATGACCCGCTTGAGAATATCGTACTGAGATTGATGTACGTTAATGGATACTCATGGCAAGAAACCAAGAGAGAATTGAATTATTCTCATGCGACAATCCAAAGAGCAAGAGCGAAAGCGATTGAGCATTTAGTTATTAAAGATGAACCAACCTTTAACAAATGATACACATAAGCTGATAATATAGTATACAGAAAGAGATCCGTAAGGCAGCAGAAACGTTCGCAAGCCTAATTGTTTTGTCTCCTTATTTAGTACCAATGATCTGCAATAGCTTTGTGGATCTCTTTTGTTATTTTAAAAGGTGATAACATGAGACCACAGAAGCTAACAATGTCAAGAGGTAAGAGAGTCTTATCTGATTATGGATCAAGGCAAGACGAGTATAAAGAGTACAATCGTATGCGATGGAAGTACGATCGAGAAGCCAAAGCATTTTATAATTCGAAAGAATGGAAAGCATTATCTCGATTGGTTCTGCTTGAGAATGATTATGTTTGTGAATATTGTGGAGACGAAGCAACAATGTCAGATCATGTGATTCCATTGAAAGCTGATTGGAATCGAAGATTAGATAGAACGAATCTGAAAGCAAGTTGTAAAAGATGTAATGATAAGAGAGCAATTCTCTATCGTAACAATCTATTGTGATTGTCATTCGTGTCAACCGACTGAACCCTACTGCGGGTCTTGGGTGAACGAAGATAAAAAGAAATGGGGTTAACGTTCGGAATTTACCCCCGCAATTTTATGAACGGGGCTATATGGTTCGTGATTTAAAGGACGCGGCCTCTTTTGTACGAAAAATTCCGTTTTTGAAAAGTCATTTGAGTAAAGGAGGTGTCAATATGGGACGAAAAATGAAGCTGGTAGCGACTACTAAAAGCCACTTAACCAAAGAAGAGAAGATCGCACGCAAGAAGATTGAGGACAAGGCTTCCGATGGTTTAGAAGCACTGCAGATAACACCACCCAAGCACTTCGATGCGATCGCTAAAGCGGAATACAAGCGCGTGATTAATGATTTGCGAAAGCTACCCCTCAGAAATCTTGATAGAGCGATTTTAGAAACATACTGTACGTGGTATGCGGTCTACAAAGAAATCTCTCGCGGATTGCAGAAAGAGGGATATGTATACGAGACTAGCAGTGGTAAAGTCTTACCGAATAAGATGCTCTATAGTCTCGAACGTGCGACTACTAACTTAACACGGGCAGCATCACAACTTGGTTTGACCGTGGACAGTCGAATGAAGTTATACGTTCCACAAGTGGAAGAGAAGAAAACCAGTATATTTGATAAGTTTGGAGGATAACACCTCCTTTTTATTTTAGGCCGTTGGTGTAGAGGCAACATGACAAGTTCCAACCTTGTGGTCGTGGGTTCGATTCCTACACGGTCTGTATTTTGTCAGAAAGGAGGATTGAAACAATCGTAGATAAGAAATATCAAGATGTAGCTTATGAGTACGCTAAAGAAGTGCTGGACGGCAAGCGTAGAGTGAGTGCAAAAGTCTATAAGGCTTGCAAGCGACACATGAGAGATTTGGAGAATATTCCCAATAGCGACTACGACTACTTTCCAGATATGGCGCAAAACCCGATTGACTTTATTGAAATCCTCCCAGATGTCAAAACTGGCAAGCCTTATCCACTAGCAGAATTTCAAAAGTTTATCATTGCTAGTCTGTACGGCTGGCGCAGAAAATCAGATAAGACTATCAGACGTTTTAGAAAGGCTATGATATCCCTTGCCCGCAAGAATGGTAAGACAATTCTTGTCGCTGGTATCTTGCTTTATGAATTTCTGTTTGGTAGGAATCCTGCGATGTCACGACAACTATTTTGTACTGCAAACGATAAAACACAGGCAAAAATTGCGTTTGAGATGGCACGTAAGCAGTTAGATGCTTTGCGGGCGCAAGATGAAGATGTCCGTAAGGCTACTAAACGAGTTCGTGAGGAATTACGTAACTTGGTAGATGAATCCTATATACGACCACTTTCCCGCGACACGGGGGCGGTCGATGGATTTGAACCGTATGTAGGTGTTTTAGATGAGTTTGCAGCATCCAAAACAAATGAAATGATCGAGTTACTTGAATCTGGTCAAGGGCAATTGGACAATCCATTGATTTTGATTATCTCAACCGCTGGATTTGATTTGAACGTACCAATGCACACGATCGAGTATCCATACATTGAACGGATTTTAAATGATGAAATCACAGATGATGGATATTTTGCGTTTATCGCTGAACAGGATAATGAAGAAGAGATCAAAGATGAAGCTAACTGGATTAAGTCAAACCCTATTTTAGAAGTTGAAGCGCTCTATGATAACATGATTGACTATCTGCGAACACGCAGAAAAGTATCACTTGAGACTGGTACAGTGAATGAAGTGCTGGTTAAGAACTTCAATATGTGGCGACAATCATCCGAAAGCTCATATATGGATAAAACGAGCTGGCAACAAGCCAAACTCGATGAAAAGCCAAATACACGCAAGCGCAGAGTTTGGGTCGGTGTAGACGTGGGGAAAGTTAACGACTTGTTTGCTATATCCACGATGATCCAGATGGACGACTATTGGTTTTGCGATAGTTTCTCCTTTGTAGCTACTAAATATGGACTAGTTGCTAAAGAAAAACGTGATGGCGTGTCCTATACCAATTTAGAACGTATGGGAGAATGTGAGATCACTACACTCGAAAGTGGTGTGATTGATGATGAGCGTGTCCTTGAGAAGTTGGAAGAAATGATCTATATGAACGAATGGGAGTTACAAGCGATATGCTTTGACCCATACCAATTTAGCTCATTAATTGCAATGATCGAGAAACGACATCCAGAATGGCCACTAATCGAAGTAAGACAAAACACAATGGTATTGAATATGCCAACCAGACAACTACGTGATGAAGTCTTAAAAGGCACTATCAAGCACGCTGGGAATCAACTACTTACTATGGCTATAAATAATGCGCGTGTCAAGGTTGATAATAACGGTATGCGTATTGATAAGGATAAGAATAGCAATAAAATTGATCCACTAGATGCCCTTTTAGATGCTTATGCAGTATGCTACCTTGAACCATTTGACGGGTCTGGTTACTGGACGAACGAGAAAATATTGGGAGGAGGTAGCCTATTTTGATCCTACTGAAATATATACACACAATCCTATTGCTGATCGGCATAGGATTTTTAATTTACGGTCTTTTCTTGGTAAATCCAGTGGTTGGATTTATCTCAACTGGATTGATCCTAATTATTTTAGCGATTTATATTGATCGGGGAGGTGCGCAATGAAGAAACGAATCAAAAAGAAATACGAGCTACTGGAACGTATTGAGTATTTAGAGAATGACTTCTTTAAATTTACGCAAGACACAGTAGATGTCATTGAAGTTTTAGGGAATCGGATTAAACAACTCGAACGTAAGCATAAAAAACATTGATTTCAATGGATAGAAAGGAGGTGAGATTATATGAGTTTCTTTCAACCATTGGGATCAACCAAACCCTCTTATGATGATTACATTTCGTCCGTGTTATCTGGCAACTACTCCCCAGAATACACTGGAATTTCTGCATTAAAGAACAGCGATATCTTAACCGCAGTAACCATCATCGCTGGGGATATCGCACGATTCCCACTATTGAAGAAAGATTTTACGGGGAATATCGAGCAAGATGCAGATTTGAACTATCTCTTAAATGTTAAATCAACTGGTAACGTGTCAGCACGAACGTGGAAGTTCGCCATGACCGTTAACGCGATTCTAACAGGGAATTCGTTTTCTCGAATCTTACGAGATCCAAAGAGTGACAAGGCACTTCAATTTCAATTCTATAGGCCGTCTGAAACGACCGTAGAAGAGACGAATAACCACAAGCTAATATATACCTTCCGTGACCGTTTAACGGGCAAGGCGATTGAATGTAAAGCGGAAGATGTCATTCATTGGAAGTTCTTTAGCCACGATACCATTTTGGGGCGATCTCCTTTGCTATCACTTGGCAGTGAGATCAGCTTGCAAGATGGTGGGCTGAATACTTTGATTAAATTCTTCCGTGATGGATTTTCTAGCGGAATTATCAAGCTAAAAGGCGCTCAACTGAACGGTGAGGCACGTAAGAAAGCCCGTATGGACTTTGAGAAGATGCGTGAGGGTTCGACTGGTGGCAGTCCTTTAGTATTTGACGATACACAAGAGTATACACCACTAGAAATTGATACGAATGTCTTGCAGTTGATTACATCTAATAACTTTACGACTGCTCAAATTGCGAAAGCCTTGCGAGTGCCAAGTTATAAGTTGGGCGTGAACAGCCCTAACCAGTCCGTGGATCAGTTAGCGAAAGACTACGTTACAAACGACTTGCCGTTTTATTTTGACGCTATTTCAAGCGAACTCGCTCTCAAAGTACTTAACGATGAAGAACGCAAGAAATACAAGATCGACTTTGACACTCGAAGCGTGACAGGTCGCAACGTGGATGAAATCACGAAGTTGATTATTAACCAAGTCATCACTCCCAACGAGGGGCGCGTGGAACTTGGGAAAGAGCGTTCGTCTGATCCTAACATGAACCGTTACCAATCCAGCTTGAACTATGTATTCCTTGATAAGAAAGAGGAATATCAAGCAATGAAAGGGGGTGAGAATGAAAATGGCAAAGAGAATCAAGATGAAAGGGCCACTAATTCCGAATAATAGCCAAGAAGCCTACGACTACTTTGGCTTGGAAGCAGTAAGTGCTAAATCTATCACAGATGCCTTCCCAGAAGATAATGGCGACATCGTTTTGGAAGTTAATTCAAATGGTGGACTTGTCACAGTTGGTAGTGAAATCTATACAGCTTTAAAAAGCTATTCTGGGAATGTGACTGTAGAAGTGACTGGAATGGCTGCGAGTGCTGCAAGTGTAGCGATTATGGGTGCTGATAAAGTTCTTATCAGTCCAACAGCACAGATCATGATCCACAAGGCGCTTTATGGTTATGTATCTGGCAATAGTGATGATCTGGACAAAGCATCTAATGCGCTAAAATCAAGCGATCGAGCTATCGTTAACGCTTATGTAGCTAAAACTGGCTTATCAGAAGAAGAAATTCTTGACATGATGAGAAATGAAACCTATATGTCAGCTAGTGAAGCGGTTGAAAAGGGTTTTGCGGATGAAGTGATGTCCTTTGATGATGTTGGAGCAGTAGCAAGTCTTGAAAATGGATTGTTACCGCAAGCTGTTATCGATGACTTTTACTCACGGAAGAAATCGAACGCAAAAGAAGCTCAAGCGATGTTATTTGAGCTGGAAAAAGAGGCCATCTTAAACGGCCTTTAAAGGAAAGGGGAATATACCTAAATGTTTGATGAAAAAATCAAAGAATTGGAAGCTAAAATCGCTGAAACTAAAGCAGAGATCGAAACTGCTACAAGCGATTTGAAAGCTAAGTTGGAAGATAGCGCAAACGCTGACCTTAACGAAGCGAAAGAAATGCGTGCGTCTATCGATGCTAAGAAAGAAACTTTGAACACATTAACGGAGGATTTGAATTTGTTTAAAGAAATGAAAAACGAACCACAAACTGCTGAAACTCATGCAGTCCAAACAGAAGAAAAAACAATGCGTGAAGCAGTAAATGAATGGCTTCATTCAAAAGGTGCTGTAGCATCTAAAGAATTGAAATTTGAAGGCAAAGAATTGATCGTTCCTATGAACGCAGCGGTTGATCCTGTTACAGATGGATTCAAGAAAGTTAACTCTAAACCAGTTACTAGCGAAGAAATCGTTACTACACCACTTCGCGAAGTTAAAACTGTTCTTGACTTGAAACAATTCGCTACAATCCACAAAGCAACTAAAGGAACTGGTAAATACCCAATTTTGAAACACGCTACCTCTAAGATGGCAAGCACAGCAGAATTGGAAAAAAACCCTGCCCTTGCTAAACCAGAATTTGAAAACGTAACATGGGAAGTTACTACTTACCGTGGAGCAATTCCAGTATCACAAGAATCTATTGACGATGCAGATGTTGATCTTCTTGGTTTGGTTTCAGAAGCTGCAGAACAAATCAAAGTCAATACTACTAATGATGCTATCACTACTGTATTGAAATCATTTGAAGCTAAGACTGCTGCTGATTTGGATGCAATCAAGGAAATCTTGAATGTGAACCTTGACCCAGCTTATAACGTGTCATTTGTTGTTTCTCAAACGTTCTACCAAAAGTTGGACACTTTGAAAGACAAGAATGGTCGTTACTTGCTTCAAGATTCAATCGTATCTGCATCTGGCAAAGTATTCCTTGGACATCCAGTATTTGTAGTAGCAGATGAAGCCTTTGGTAACGCTGGTGAAGCACACGCCTTTATCGGTGACATCCAACGTGGTGTACTCTTTGCAGATCGTCAAGAGCTTGGACTTCGCTGGGCTGATAACGACATCTACGGTCAATACTTGCAAGCAGTTGTGCGCTTTGACGTGAAGAAAGCAGATGCGAAAGCTGGTTACTTCGTAACTATGCCCTAATGTTCCCCCAATTAGCGGGGGTGTCTCACCACTAGCAGTGCCAACCGCAAGTAGCACCAAAGCCGACATCATGGCTTATCTCGATAGCAAAGGAATCACATACAGTTCATCACAAACCAAAGAGCAACTACTTGCTTTGATTGGAGCGTGATAGCATGGCTGTAACGGATTTAGAAGACGTGAAATTATACTGTAAGATTGATTTTGACTTTGAGGATCAAATGCTCGAAGAGATGATCGATGCTGCAGAAGATGAAATCTGTTTTGCTATTGGAAATGATGTAACTCCTAAAGATTTAGCTAAGTATGCTAAGTTTACGCTTGCCGTTAAAAAGCAAGTGAAAGAGGAATACGAACATCGTGGCTTGTCTGCTGACACACAACGTCATGGACTAGCCAACGGTGTACTTAATATTATCCATCAACTACGCACACGGAGGGAACTCGATGATCACAAGAAAAATGAATCACAGAGTAACGTTCTTTCGTGAAATTGGAGGTCAAAATGAAGATGGTGAGGTTATCTCTCCATCTCGAAAAAACCTCTATACTTGCTGGGCTGAAGTTGCTAAGACTTCCTTGAAAGACTTTCAAGAGGGAGCGAATCAAACTGCCAACAAGAAAGCTAAAGGAATTGTTTCTTCAAGTGAATTAAAAACCTTGTATATTCGTCACAATCCAGAGCGACCATTTGATAGCTCCGATCATGTTGAGTTTAACGGGTTTGAGTACGATATCGTATCGGTCGATGTGGATGAATCATCATTTGACATGGATAAGATCAGCATTAAGAGGCGCACATGACAAAGGGTCTGGATCAGATTTTATCACGGCTTAACGAACTGCAGGTTAAAGCTCCGAAAGCTGCAAGAGCAGCGGTCAAAGAGGGAGCGGATGAAGTCGAAAAAATACTAAAAGTATATACTCCTGTTTATTTTATTATGGACGGTATCCATGCTAGAGATGATACGAAAGTAACCAGTTTTAAAGGCGGTGACCACGGTTTGATATCAAAAGATATCGGCTTTGGTCGTGCTACAGGCTGGCGGATACATTTTCCAGACGATGGTACGAAATACCAAAAAGCACAAGGATTTGAAGAAAAGACAATTAATGAAGCAACACCAATTGTAAAGGAAATATACGCTACGAAAGTAAAGGAGGGATTGGGATTGTGACAGTAGAAACAATAGCTTATAAGTTATTAAGCAATGATGAAGAACTGAATAGCTTACTTGATAAGCTACGAGGGAAGAAATTCGGCCTTGGATTTAAACAAGGAATCTTTACTTATGACATCCCAGAGCGCCCTACGAACGCTTTGAGTAAGGAGCTTGCTCCATTTATGCGTATCTATCCAACCTACGAGAATGATGTTGAGTTTGCAGATGATAAAGCCATCTCGACCGAACACAGGATCACAATCAACTATTGGTGCTTGAACGCAAAGCAGTCTGAACAGATCGCTGAATTGATGGATAAAATTTTAGAAAGTAACGGATTTGAACGTTACACAACGAATGAACTGCCAAGATACAGAGATAACGATATTGACTTACTGGTTAATGTAAGAAAGTATCGTTTTTTTGATTGGCAATTGGAAAAACTAAGAAACGAGGATTAATGAATGTCTAAAGTTAAATTTGGATTGCGTGGTTTTGAATTTGGTGAAGTAACATCAGAAAACAAAGTCCCAACAACTATGAAATTGACTGGTATGAAATCTGCTAAGATTGATATCACGAACGAACTTGTAACAATTGCTGCTGATGATGGACCATACGTAGTATTATCATCTGGTATCACAGGTACACAATTGGAAATTTCAGTGCTTGACTTGCCAACAGAAGCACGTAAGGTATTGTACGGAATCGAAGTCAAAGACGGTATGGAAGTCTACAACAAGAACCTCACTCCTAAGGACGTGGCTTGTTGCTTCCGTACATCTACAGAAGATGGTAAAGCTATCTGGATCGGTCTCCTTAAAGGTAAATTCTCATTGCCTGGCATGGAAACTGAAACAAAAGACGGCTCTCCAGCACCTAAAGAAGACAGCGTAACAGGTAACTTTGTAGCGCGTGGTGACGATGAAAACGGCGATGTAATGATTATCGCTCGCGAAGATAACCCAGCATTTAATTTGGAAAAATTCCGTGCTGCAGTCTTCCCAAAGTCGTAAGCGCCGCACCAGCATCGTCTGTAGGCGCAGGATAACAACTTTCTAAGCATGGATTTTATTTCCATGCTTTTTATTTTTATTTAAAGGAGTAGGAAATGTACACAATCAAGCTAAAAATCGGTGGAATTGATAAAGAATTTACCAAAGAATATATCAATGTAGAGGATAATCTTCTCGCAACTGAGCAAAACGTGCGACAATCAGCACTTATCCATGACCCTAAGAAAGCGGATGATCCAAAGGAAAATCGCAAATTAAATGAAGCGTATCTCAAAATGTTTGTGGATATGTTTGGCGGTCAATTTAAAGTCGAAGATTTGAAGCAAGCAGATATCACGATTTTAAAAACACTCGAAAAAATCTATCTTGCAGCGCTTGGAATTAAAGAAGAAGTGATCGAAGACCTTGAGGGTGAAGACGAAAAAAAGGAATAAGTCCAGAAGAAGCGCGTGACAACCTCTTAATCTGGTTCCAAGAGCTGATGCAACAGGGGTACACGATCATTGAAATTAAACAGATGCGACTGTCTGACTTTGATTTAATGGTTAAGGCCTTTGAAACGAAGAAAGAAGAATCAGAGAAAGAGACCACGCTTGATAAAGCATTTCCGCTTTTATTTAGTTGACGGAAAGGAGGATAAATGTCTAATAATTTAGGTGAATTAGTAGCAACAGCATCGCTGGATATCCAACCATTTATTGGTAACACCAAACAATTAAGCTCATATATGCGTGGTCTGGATCGATCTTTGTCAGCGATGGAAAAATCCTTTAAGAATGTTGGGAAGGGCGGTAAAAATCTAACGGGAATGAAGACCGTATTGGGTGAAACTGCGAACAGCATTAAGGCCTATGAGGGAATTTTAAAACAACAAACAGATCACTATAATAATCTAAAGTCGAAGATTGGTGATTTGAGTAGTGCGAGTGCAAAGAACAAGGAAGACTTGCTTGGCGCACGCAATGCGATGTTGCAGACGGCTACGACTTTATCCGATTTGAGGGGGCGATATGCTGACCTCACTAAAGAAATTAATATCCAGTCTAGCAAGTGGACACAAGTTGGGAACGGCTTGCATTCGTTTGGCGAAAAGATGCAGGGTATTGGTTCGAAAATGCAAAGTGTTGGATCAACACTCACGAAAGGTCTGACCGTACCACTCTTAGCTGGTGCTGGCGTGGCAGTTAAGGCTGCGATTGATTATGAAAGTGCGTTCGCTGGGGTTAAAAAAACAGTTGACGGCACACCACAACAATTCGCACGATTATCTAACAGCATCCGCGAAATGGCTAGAGAGATGCCATCCAGTGCGGTTGAGATCGCAAATGTAGCAGAAGCTGCAGGACAATTAGGTGTACCTATTGGCGCGATCAAAGACTTTTCGAAAACCATGATCAATTTGGGAGTGTCTACTAACTTAAGCTCCGAAGAGGCTGCATCGTCAATTGCAAAAATCGGTAACATCATGCAAGTGTCTGGAAAGGACCTTGGTACATGGTCTGGGCATTTTGGATCTGCCGTGGTGGATTTGGGTAACCATTTTGCCACGACAGAACGTGATATTGTCGAAATGACCAACCGTCTTGCAGCAGGCGGTAAACTTGCTGGCTTGACTACACCAGAAATTTTAGGTCTTGCAACTGCTATGAGTAGCGTAGGTATCGAAGCGGAAGCAGGGGGAACTGCGATGAACCAGACCCTTACTGGTATCGGTAAGGCAGTGGCTGGTGTAGGTAAGGGCGCAAGCTCTAAACTAAAACTCATCGCTAAGACTGCAGGTATGACCGCAGAAGAATTCTCTCAGGCTTGGAAACAGAAACCAGCGGAAGCATTGCAATCATTTATTAAAGGCTTGCAACGTGCACATGACGAAGGTAAGAACATGGACGGCATCCTTTCAGATTTAGGTATGAAAGGTATTCGACAAGGAAATATGCTGAAATCTCTTGCGTCTGCATCGGATAAGATGAGTGATGCAGTGAATCGCTCAAACTTGGCTTGGAAAGAGAATAACGCACTTACTAACGAAGCTAACAAACGCTACGAGACAACAGAATCACAACTTAAGATCTTTAAAAACAAACTAACAGATATTGCTATTGAATTTGGTGGGCCACTCTTAAAGGCGTTGAATAGCGGTTTGGATGCTGCCAAACCGTGGCTACAAACGTTATCAGACATGGCTAAGAAGTTTAGTGAAATGTCAACAGAGCAACAACAGAGCATTTTAAAATGGGCTGGTCTTGCTGCTGCAATTGGCCCAGCGATGAAAATATTAGGCGGTGGTGCAAGAATTATTAGTGGCTTTTCGAAGACTTTGGGTACAGTCGCTAGAGGAATTGGTAAATTTAGCGGTGTACTAAAATCTGTTTCTGAGGGTAATGGATTTATCAACAGCTTAAAAGGAATGGCTACTGGTATGACTGCTACTGGGACTGCTGCAGAAGGTGCGGCTGCAAGTACAGGATTGTGGAGTACAGCAGTTGGGTTGTTAGGTAGTTCAGTGACCTGGGGCGTGCTTTTGGGTGGGGCTGCATTGGTAGGCATCGGCATTATCGCCCATAATATTGCAGAAGCAAACGAGCGCACTCAAACGTGGGGCACAAGCGTAAGTAAGCTACAAGATCAAGAGCTAACGCAATTAAAATCTAAAGTCGATGAAGTACATCAAGCTACAATCAGCTTTGGTAAAGGTGGCGCAGAAGCCGTTGAGAATGTACGTGTAAGCGTGCAAGGGTTGGCTGACGATATTCAAAAAGCGATCGACAAAGACCTTGAGAAAACATTGAAAGGTCTTGAGAAAATTGGCGCTGATGAATCAATCCAGAAACGCGCTGTCTCACAAGCAGAACAGCAAAAGAAAAACATCCAGTCGATGACAGATGAGATTGTACAGATTTATCAAAACGCATCTGACCAACATAGGAAGATCACTCGCGAAGAACAAGCGCTTATCTACGATTATGAGAATCAATTTATTGATAAGCAATTATCACTACAGAAATATTCTGCCGATGAACGTACTGCGATTGTAAAAGCCATGAATGGTCAAATTAGTGATCTGAATGAAACTCAATTACGCAAAGGTACAGGAGTTGTAGCTAAATGGCTCAAAGAGGAACAGAAGCTCTATGATGAGCAAGTAACTGCGCTGAAAGATGCTCACGAAAAGGGGATTTATAGCCAATCTGAATACAACAAAGAATTGGAAAGATTGAATTCCCAACACAAGGCTAAAATGGAAGCATTTGGCCGTGAGTATGCTGCGTTACAAAAAAAATGGAGTGAAAAAGTTCCACTCAATTTTGGTAATGATGAACAACGTAAGATGTACTTTGACCAGATGCGCAAGGACTGGGCAGAGCTAGGTCTTGACTATGATAAATTAATGTCCAAGGCAGATCAATTTGCTAACATCGTAGGTCGTTCGTCTGGTATGGTTGCTAAAAGCGTGCAAAATATGTCGCAGGAAACCAAAGATGCAAATCTTTTGTGGAATGGACTGGTATTTGATCCTAAGACTGGACAAGTCAAAACTAACGCACAAGAGGAAGTAACCAAAGCGCTCCAAGCCGAAAACGGCTGGGAGAATATGCAGTTTATCCTCAAGCACGCAAACCTTGAAACAAATGCCAAAATGACAATCGGTCAAGCGCTGGTTGAGGTTGGCAAGTGGGATAGCTTAACCCCGCAAGAAAAAGAATTGGTCGTAGGCAACAATCAAGGTATGAAAGCAGTCCTTGATAGTAAGACATTGCTTGAACAGTACAATGCTATGCCAGCGGAAGTCAAAGAACTCTTGATGAAGAACACTGACTTTCTCTCATCTGGTGAACGTGCTACAGCAATCATTGAACGCTGGAATACACTGACACCAGAGCAGAAAGAGTTGATCCTAAAAGACGCTGCGAGCGATAAGGCTGAACGTGTAAGACTTGCAGTCGATTCTTTGACTGGTATGGCTCACGTAGTCAATTTAGATGCACAAGATAAAACACAAAGCGCCATCGCTAGTGCGATGTCTAGCATCTTAACACTACCTACTGACCATAAGACAGATCTGATTGCAACTCCAGACGGTGTAACACTTGGAACTAACCAAGCTATGGGCGCTTTGGGATTATACAACGGATTTAACGTACCAACTAAGCCGTTGACAGTTGATCCAAGCAATGCAACAAATGGCGCACAACAAGCGATCAACAAACAGCAAGAATGGAATAACACTCCAAGTCCTGTTAAACCGCAATTAGGTGATCCAACTGGCGCGATAACCGCTGCACGACAAGCGATTGACAACCAAAACGCTTGGAACGCAACACCATCGCCAGTCAAGGTCATGACGGGTGATAGCAGTAGTGCGATAAACGCTGCGAATAGTGCTACTTATGCTATTAATAGTATTCCTACAAGCCATCACACGACTATCACAGCGACAGAAGTAGTAAATAGGGTTGTTAATTCATTTTCAAGAGTGTTTGGACACGCTAAAGGTACGAATTATCATGAGGGCGGACTTGCAATGGTCAATGACCAGCGAGGAACACTCTATAAGGAAATGATCACACTACCAGACGGAAGCTCATTTATCCCAGAAGGTCGTAACGTGATCCTCGATCTTCCAAGAGGTTCGAAAGTCATGCGCGCTGGTTTGACTAAAAACTTTATGCGTGAATTAGGTATACCGAACTTTGCGGACGGTGTAGGTTGGAAACGTTCGGAAGTTGCGAACGTTACACAACGAATCAAGAACGTTAATGAATGGAAACGGAACAATGAACAGCGTGATCTTGTACCGTTTATCCAAGAACTGATTGACCAAGTTAAACGCGGTAACAATCGTGATGAACGACCAAACCAAAACTACACATTGAATGTGCATGGAAATAGCACTGGACAAGATTTGACACCAGAGTTTATGAAGCGTTTAATGCGTGAACTAGCATACTATACTAATCAGGAAGGGAGGGGATTAGCTTGACGACATTTACTTTTAATGGAAAGAGTAATACTGAATTTGGCTTACGAGTCGCAGAAGGCAAGAAGATCACTACTTCCAGCCTTGATATAGAGCGCGTTACTGTAGCAGGACGGGACGGTGACTTACTCATCAGTAACAACCGCCTCAATTCTGCTGAGTTGAGTTTTCCAGTGAATTTTGTGAAAGAAAAGGGATTGATCGCTACTGAGGTTTATAGAATTTCTGAATGGCTCAATGTGGCAGGGTATAAGGATTTAACAATCTCTTACGATCCAGATTTTATTTATCGTGCTGCATACCTTGAAACATTTAGTATCGAGGAAACCATGAGGCAGTTTGGCAAAACGACCATTGTTTTTGTGTGTTATCCCGTCAAATTTTACAAGCAAGGCCGTACTACTCAAACGCTCTCAAACGGCGCGACAGTTAACGGTCTCGGCAATGTTAAGGCAAATCCTATTATCACTCTAGTAGGATCGGGCGACTGTACGCTTACTATCAATGGTCGCAAGACTAAATTAAAAGCAGTACAGAATAAGATCACTTTTGATATGCAAGCAAACCAAGTTTACTCTGGCAATCTTCCAGCGTGGGATAAGGTCGTGAGAGCGCCACAATACCAAATGCCGTACTTGGACGCCGGACGAAATCTGATAAGCTGGGACGGTGATTTTACTGTCAAGATGGCACCATATTGGGGGGTTAAGCTATGAGGCCTATACTATTTAATAAGAATGAGCAGTCATTTGACACTTATGGTTTGGGTGAGCTTAACGTAACCAAAGGTACGGTAACCCGTGAACGCAACGGTAATTATACGCTATATGCTGAGATACCCGTCAATGATCCAATGGTTTCAATCCTTGAGAAAGAAATGAAGCTCAAGGCTGACGCTGGGCTAAGAACCAAAAATCAGACCTTTGAAATCTCACGGATCGTTAAGGATAGCAGTAACATTGTTAAAATCTACGGTCAGCATATCAGTCATAAGTTGGAATACATGGCCCTACGAAATGCCACAATGTTTAACGGATCGGCATATAGTGCCCTAGGTATCTGGAAGGGTGCGCTGATTGGTGACCTACGCTTCGATGTATGGTCAGATATCCAGACGGTTGGTAAGGGTGTGTTTGATATCTCCAAAATGGAGAACGCACGGCAGGCGCTTGGTGGTGTCGAGGGGTCGATCCTCGACATCTACGGTGGTGAGTATGAGTTTGACAATATGACCGTGCGACTGCACAAGCAACTGGGGCGTACTGCTCCAACCGTGCTGGAATATGGTAGAAATATCCTATCCGCAGAACTGGACGAAACAATCGAGAGTGCATACACTAGCGTGTTGCCGTTTGCGACTTACACACCAGACAAGCCAGAGGGCGACACTAGCGATAACCAGCCCGATGCAGTAACCGTAACGCTCCCAGAGGATTATGTAGATAGTAAATACAAGGACCTATACGCACACCGCAGAATTAAAATCGTAGATTTCTCTAGCGAATTTAAGAACGATGGGAAGAATAAGGATATCCCAACACCCGATAAATTGCGTAAGATGGCTACCGATTACATGGACCGAAACGCAATCGGTAAGCCTAAGATCAATACCAAGATCGAATATGCTGATCTAGCACGTACACTTGACTATGCAGATCGAGGCTGGATCGAAGAAGTCGAAATATGCGATATCGTACCTATCTACTACCCACAGATTGGGCTTACAGATGAGACTGCAAAAGTAACAACTGTCACTTATGACTTCGTCAATGAACGAAACGAAAGCGTGGAATTTGGTGATATCGGTACAAACGTTAGAGCCACGATGCAGAACGGTCTAGCTGGCAAGGTTGATGATATTGCCAAGGCTCAACAAGCGTTTGAGGACAGCTTGCCAGACTATTTACTAAACGCACAAGGCAATAAGGTCTGGTATAACCAACCAGACGATAAAGAGCATAAAGTCGGCGATATTTGGTTTGAGAAGAACGGTATCTACGACCGCATGTACGTCTGGAACGGTGAAATGTGGGAGAAGCGCATTGATACTGAAGATATCGACAAGGTCAAGAAGGAAGTTGATAAACAACTAGAACAAGCCAAGCAGTCAACTGCGCTTGAAATTGCCAAAGCTGATGCAAAAGCCCAAGAAGCGCTGGCCTTGGCTGGTACAATCCCAGATATGCCCACGCTATCCGAGCAGATCAAACAGCAGGTCATGAATAGCGAAGAGTTTAACCACTTAAGCGAGACTAGCAAACTCTATGAGCGCGTGATCGGCCAGAGTGAGACAGATATGCCAGATAAGCTATCACGGCTTGTCATGAGCAGTCAGATCTTTCAGACTGAGGTCGGGCAGTATGTCAATACCAATGGGGCTAACCTGCTGAATGGATCAAAAGGCCCGTTTAAGCCGGACAAAAAGCCAGCTAACTTTGATAACAATATTTTATATAAAGACAGCACGTCTATTTATATGGAGCAAGGACAAGAGTATATCGTTAGTGCTAAAACGGACGGTAACTTTACGGCTCATCACGATGGACTTAAAGAATCCGACAACGTAGTTCTTTGGATTATGGACGATAAATATCAAAACTATCAGATCGTGTCAGATCTGAAGACTGGCACGACTGGAACCAAGATCACTTGGAATAAGCCAACAGGGACTTATCACTTGCGCGTGAACACGTATCGCAAAGATCCAAGTAAATTAAAAAGCGTTTGGAATGTCAAAATCGAAAAAGGATCAATCAAGTCTGATTACACATTGTCGCTGACTGACCAACTCAAGGCTGATCCATTGATCGAAGCCACACGCACACAAATGACCCTGCTTGCGGGATCATGGGCCGTGAAGAATCTCAACAGCAACAGTGATGTACTCAACTCTATCAACGTACTGGCAGACGGATCAAACCGAATAGATGGACGATTAACGCACATCACAGGCCAGACCGTGATAGATGAAGCAGTCATCGATTCCGCAAATCTAAAAAAAGTTTCAGCTAGTAAAATATCTGGTGGTGAGGCTGACTTTGCTAAGATGAATGTGGTCAATTTTGACGCGAAGAACGTGACGTCTGGGACATTTACAGGTCTTACATTTAGGGGAGGTATGATCGAAGGGTTAAACGGCAAAATGAATATCGATCTGCAAAATAGTCAGATAAACATATTAGACAACGACGCAGGAATCACTCGACAAAAAGGAGGGTTCCCGTTGCAATTTATCCGAATGATAAACGATGGCCAGATCACTAGCCGAGGGATCATAAACTCGACGCTTACGATTTTAGGCTCAAACCGAGATGGAACTGGAATGTCACATAACAGTGGTTTTGCAGGCTTTCGGACGTACAACAGTGCTACAGACTCACTATCAGAGGTTGTTGGTGATCAAGTGCTTATTATGACTAATAATAGTATGCGTAGTCCGTGGATCTTTAAGGCAGCAGATTATACTGATAATCAGCACAGATTGATACCGTCGAACGAAAACGGAACTAGACATTCGATCGGCCGAAGTGACAGGCGATTAAGTGAGATCCACGTTGACGAAATTTATGTAAATGGTGTCCGTCTTAAAATGGCTCTTAAAGATATGCTGAATCGCATGGGCTATCGAGGTACAGGAAATTGGGGGGATAATGTAAACTAATGAACGAACAAACATATCAACGAATTTTGAACAAGATCAGCTTTAAGCTAGCAAATTCTGAGATGGTGTCTGCACAATTTGAAGCACTCTATGAAGGAGCGCAAGAGCAGTGCAAGCAAGCTAACGACTTGCTAGCTAAATTTAATAAGGTCCTAGACAGCGACCCAGCGCTCAAAGAATTGTTTGACGAGGCTTCTGCTAAGATCGAGGAGGTAAAACAGTAGATGGAATTTAAAGTAGTAAACAAGTTTTTGCAAGAGCAGAACAAGACCTTTGTCGCGATCCGTTGTCAAGATCCATACACGGCTTACGACCGTATTTTGGAGGGTAATCACATGGCAGAGACGGACGAGACTTTGATCCAGGCAGTCAAGAAGATGGTCCAGATTGAAAATGACCCATCTGGTGCAATGTCGTCTATGCAACAATTGATTGATTTGACATCGCAGAAAGCGACAGAGAATGAAACGATTGTGAAACGTATGGACAAGCTACAAGCGATCTTTATCGAGTACACGATCGCAAGTGGTCATATGCCTGTTAAGACTTATCAAGCGATTTCGGCATTGCTCCCAGAACTCAAAGCCAAGAAGCGCTATTTGACGAATGATATCGTACAAGCTACTTATCCGTATGATACCAATCCAAAATATCCACAAGGCTCACCCGTTATTTTAAAATTTATCGATAATTTTAACTACAATAACGAGGGAGTACAAGCTCTATTGCAACGTGGCGCAGTGTCGATCGTAATGCCACAATTTGAGGAGGTGAGCGAATGATGCATTTTACACCAGAGGACATTTCGATGATCGTTGCGTTTATCGGAGTCTTACTTGGTATCTACGGTAACTTTAAGGGCAATATCGTAGCACAAGAGAAACGTATGGTTGTCATTGAGAAAGATATCGAGTCCATGCGTGATTTCCGTCTGACAGCAGTGAGACGGCTCGACAATCATGATGAGCAGAATAAGTCCTTGCTGATCCTAGCAGAGCAGGTAAAGGCTTTGAGCGAGGATATGAAAGAGCTTAAGGCCCTTATTCAAAGCAAGAATTAAGGAGGTGATGTGATGTCGAGTATCATGACGAGTATTCGGCAGGTCGATGGTGGAAGTGTTATCAAGTCCGGTGACACTTCTTCCGTTTTTAAGTTTGAGATTTTGGACGATGATTTCGTCAAAAAAGACCTCACAGGCACAGGGAAGCTGGCCATTTTTAACTCTAAAAACGTGATCTTATACCATGATGTAACGGTCGAGAACGGTAGTTTTAGTTTTAAATTTGACAAAGTGGTCGCGCCTGGTTATTACAAGCTAGAGATCAAACTGGACGGCTATGTCTTTCCGACAGGCGACTTTGAAATCCGTGTGCGCCCGTCATTCAATCCAGCGAACAGCGTGCCAGAGTCAGCCGAAGACCCAAAATGAAAGCGTTGGCCGAAGAAGTTAGGAAGCAGTTGGGCAACGTTAAAATAGACGAGCTTCCAGATCTAGTAACAATATATAACTTATCTAAAATTTGAAAGGAAATAAAACATGGCAGAAAATAAACTTGAAGCAGTAGTCGTTGCTATCGGAACCGATATCAAAAACTTGCGCAAGGCAATCAACGATAAGGAAGTAAACGCAGGAATCGCGGAACAACAGCTCAATGAAGCGATCCAACGTGTCAAGTCCGATATTCTTGGCGATGGTGTGCCAGAGAATTTGGATACGCTCAAAGAGATCGCAGACAAAATTGCCACGCTAAACGGTGACACAAGTGGTGCTATCGTGGCTAAGCTGACAGAACTTGGCCAAAAGATCGATGCTGTATCTGACGTCGATTATCTAGCAGCATACAATCAAGCGAAGGGGGAGTAGCATGAATCTAGTCGAAGCATTTAAGCAGATTGGGCGAGATATCAAGGGACTTGTAACACGGACTGATAGCATCGAGAAGAAGCTCGAAGAATTGAAAGGATCAGGTACATCTTCTAGTACTAGCACAGCCTCAACTGATCTCGAACAGATCAAGCAGGATATCAACGATTTGAAGAGCCTGAAATGGTTTAAGAAAACAAATTCGTGGAATAATTACGGGTCAGAAGAACCTCATGTCTGGAAGAAGTTAGAAGAAGCGACAGGCGATGTCGGAATCCCATACGCAAACCTGCCGTTTTATTTTGTAAAAAATAAGGAAGGTGGTACGATCGAATTTTACGGCTTAGACAATCCACCATACGTTATTGATCCAGAGACCAAGGAAGCCACTTGGACAGGCGATTACGAGTGGGTCAGCTCTATCAGTGCCGAGAACCTGCTAGGTTTTGAATTAGCTCCCGTGCCAGAAGATGACTGGGAATCGTATAACGAGCTAAAAAATAAAGCAGAAGGCAACGAACGCAGGTTGGTCACTCGCACGTTTGGCGATACCAAGCAGCAAGGCTTGTGGTATGTTGATGATGAAGGGCACTTCCAACGCTTGGTTGATACCATTATCGAGCTTAAAAAGGAAATCGCAGAATTGAAAGGAAAACAAAATCATGAATAAAATTAACTGGTCTGTACGACTTAAAAATAAGAACTTTTGGCTTGCAGTAGTGCCAGCCTTGACATTGCTATTCCAAGCGTTTGCAAACATCTTTGGCATTAAATTGGAATTTGGCGAAACCATTGATAAGATCTTGGTATTTATCAATGTACTCTTTGCCTTCCTTGTTTTGATCGGAATCGTCAACGACCCTACAACCGTAGGATTAGGCGACTCAGAGCGTGCTTTAGGTTATGAAGAACCTCACGAAGATTAGTATATTTTTGCTGGCGACTATCTATTTCTGGGTAGTCGCTTTTGAATTTAGAAAGGAGCAGTAATGGCTACTTTAAATGATATTTTAGGATATGCAGAAGGTCTTGCAGATGCTGGAACGGGTGTATCTATGAGCCAGTGGGGGATGCAGTGTGCTGCACTACCTAATGCGATCTCTACTTACTTTTTTGGAAAAACTCTTTGGGGAAATGCGATTGATCTGCTTAATTCTGCCCGTAACCTTGGCTACGAGGTGGAATACAACCAAGAGGGCAACGTTAACAGTCGTCCAAGGGCTGGTGCAGTATTCGTCCAAGAGACGATCTATCTTTATGGTCACCCATATGGCCACACAGGCCTAGTGATCGAAGATAGTGACGGCTACACTATGCGAACCATCGAGCAAAATATTGACGGTAATGCTGATAGCCTTTATGTCGGTGGCCCAGCACGATATAACACCCGTGATTTTACTGGCATCGTAGGCTGGTTCTATTTCCCTGTAGATGACCAACCAGCACAAGTGAGTGCTATCACACCATCAGAGCCTCTTACGGTCGATTCTAGCTCATTTAACGAGGAGACTGGCGCATTCACGGTCGAAGTATCTGCGCTCAATGTACGGGCTTCTGCAGGGCTCTCTGCTGAGATTGTAGCAGTATACACAGCAGGTCAAGCTATCAATTATGACGGCTGGATTGATAATGATGGCTATATTTGGATCACATACATCGCAGGATCTGGTAATCGTAGATATGTCGCAGTCGGGCAATCACAAAATGGTAAACGTATCAATAGCTTTGGCTCGTTTAGTTAGATATTAATTCTTCCCCTCCCAATTCGGGAGGGCTTTTTTCTGTTATAACGGCAATTTTTAGGATTGTCTATTATAACGGCAACCGAATGACTACGTTATTGACTACGTTTTTATTTATTTGAGTGATATGTGACCACACCCGAAATATAGTAAAATCAACTAACCGTATCTAATGGAATTCTAATGGAAACTGTTTTTAAATTTTGCTATAAAAGCAAAAACCCTTGTGTATCAAGGGTTTTCGTGTGTTGACTAC